CGCGGTTCGGGCTGGATACCACGAAGGTGCATCTGAGTCCGCCGTTGTGCATCCCGAGTGAGGTGGACCGGCAATGTACCACCTATGCGGATCTGGTGCGGTGTTCGCCGCGGCTGTCGGATGTGACGTGTGAGGGGTGCCGGTATTATGCGGACCATCCTGAGGAGCGCGGCGATCCGTCGCGGCCGTCGACTGCGGATCATCCGTGGCGTCGGGCGATGGATGAGTGAGGCACGGTGCCGGTAGACGCGGGTCTCGGTGTGGGTGGTGCGGCGACTGGTGCGCGATCTGATGACTCGAGCGAGCTTCCCGTGTTGGAGTCTAGCACGGGATTGCCGGTGAGACCGTACTACGAAGACGGACAGGTCACGATTTATCACGGGGACTGTCGCGAGATTTTGCCATTGCTGCCGTCGGTCGATCTCGTCCTGACGGACCCACCCTACAATGCCGGGAAGCGCTATGGCGCACATGATGACGCGATGTCTCGCGAGCAGTATGAGGCATGGTGTGCGTCGTGGTTCATCCCGGTCCGTCAGTTGGCGAAGCGCATCGTCGTCTTTCCCGGTCATGGCAACGTGGATCTCTGGTATCGCATCGAGCGGCCGTCGGCCATCGGGTGCTGGTACAAGCCGGGGAATGCGCGCTCGAGCATCATTGGCTGGGAAGAATGGGAGCCGTGGCTGTACTGGACCGGTGACTGCGGGTTGTTGGGCGGGAGTTCGGTGATTACGGCAGCGGTCGGCAAGCAGTCGGACACCGGCGACCATCCCTGCCCGAAGCCGACACTGCTGATGGCGAAATTGCTCGGGAAGTGCCGCGCGACGTCCGTGTGCGACCCGTTCATGGGCAGCGGGACGACACTCGTCGCGGCCAAGCGCAACGGCATTCGAGCCGTCGGCATTGAGATTGAGGAACGGTATTGCGAGATTGCCGCAGAACGGCTGCGACAGAGCGTCTTGCCGTTGGAGATTCCGGTCAGTGAGCCACGGTGCCTCTATGACGCGGGTCTCGGTGTGGTCGCGTGAGGCGACTGAGCGATTGCTCCATGTTCGCTGAATCGGTTTCTGGGAGGGTGAATCCATGAGTGCGTATCCCGAGGTGAAGGACGTGGACGTGAAAGAGACAAAGGGTGCGGCGAAGGGGGGGAAGAAGGGGTTTTCGGTCCAGCGGGTGGAGGGCCTGCAGGGGTTGCAGGACCTGCTGAATCAGACGGAGGGCGGGAAGGTGAACTCGTGGCAGCGGGTCGGGGAGAGTGCGACGTTCATCGCCGTGCTTGAAGGGGTGAAGCCGAAGGAGGAGCCGGTGGCGGCGCCGGTGGAAGAGGCGGAAGAGGCGAACGGGAACAAGGCGAAGAAGAAGAGTGCCTAACTTTTCGTAAGGGACTTACCGAAACCTTCTCTATATAGTACTGTCGCTGCTGCACAAAGCCTTCCCTGCTTGAATCCCTCCTGATTGTGGCGCTGCTGGCCTTTGGCGTGAGCACTGCCATCTCAGCCTTACTGTACTGGTGGAGTCGGAAGCGATGACCTACAGCGAGCTCATTCTCAGCCACAGCCCGAGTAATTACTGGAAGCTCAATGAAGCGTCTGGGCTGACGGCAGCGGACAGTGCGGGGAGTGCGCCGGGGACGATTTCAGGAGGGGTCACGCTCGCGCAACCCGGAGCCCTGGCGGACGGCACGACCGCGATGCTGTTCAATGGGAGCACGGGAAAGATTCAGACCGGTGTGCTGGCGGCCTTGGGGACGAGTCCCGTCACGCTGGAATGCTGGGTGAAGGGGAATGCCTCCACGGGCGACACGATGTACCTCCTGGATAACAAGGTGGCGTCCACGCTGAATGCGGGCATGAACCTCTTCGCCGATGCGGCCAATCTGTACTTCGGCATCGCGAACGGGTCGGCGACCATCAGCGTGTTTAGTGCGGCGCCGTCCTGGATGGATAACCAGTGGCATCATGCGGTGGGCGTGCTGGAACGGGGGGCGACGGATTTTCTGCGCCTCTATGTGGATGGGGTGCTCCGCAATAGTCTGGCGGTTCCGGCGGCGGGGTGGAATATCACGGCGGTGTCGCCATTGGTCCTGGGGGACTTTACGGGGGATGCGGCGTCCTCGACCAATCATTTTCTCGGCGCGCTGGATGAAGTGGCCATTTACCCCCGCGCCCTCACCCCCACCGAGATCAGCGACCACTACGCCGCGAGAGTCTTCACATCGGTGCCCTCCGCCGGCTGCGACCATACCACCGTCTGGTCCAAACATCTCGCGACGCTGAGCGCGCCGACGGTCGAGTCCGAACGCGCCTATCTGGCCACGCTCTACGGCGAACCCGGCGGCACCGACATGAGCACGCTCGTGAGCCGCTATCTGCAGGCGATTACCTGCGGCACCGCCGTCGCCACCCCCGCCGCCCCGACCCTCACGCTCGTCGCGCCGAATACCGGGACCCAGGGCACGATGGTCACCGTCACCCTCACCGGCACCAACTTCGTCACCGCCGCCACCGGCGTCATGCTGTCGGGCAGTGGCGTCTCCGTCGTCAACATCCACGTCCTCAGCCCGACCTCCCTCACCGCCGACCTCGCCATCGACCCCGGTGCCCCCCTCGGCGCCCGCACCCTCACCGTCACCACCGCCGGCGGCACCTCCGCGACACAGCCCTTTACCATCGCCGCTGCCTCGGTCGATGATTCCGCCGGACCCCTCGCCGTCGTCCAGTCGACCGGCAAATCCGCCATCACCGGCAGCACCCAGGTCACCGTCACCTTCCCCGGCTCGACCGCCGCCGCCCGCGGCATCCTCGTCGGGGTCGCGTCGAGTTACGGGGCGGGCTTCTCGACCACCGCCTGCACCGACAACAAAGGCAACACGTATACGCGCGTGCTCGTCAGCCCCGGCGGCATCAATACCGAAAGCGTCACCCTCTACTACTGCCCCAAAATCACCGGCGCCGGTGCGTCCCACACCGTCACCATCGCCCCCGGCGTCGGCACCATCGATCTCGTCGCCTGCGCCATCGAAGTGAAAGGCGTCGGCGCCGGACTCAGTATTGTCACCACCATCGCCCAGAACGGCATCGGCACCGTCGTCGACGCCCTCGCCCCGCTCTCGAGTCCCCCGGCCTCACTGGTCGGCATGAGCCTCTGCTGCATCTCCGCCACGCAGTCCTTCCTGACCGTGTCGGACATCGATGCCCTCGCCGGGACCTGGAGTGAAAACGGCGAGCACTTGGGGATTGGCCGCAGCGCGGAGTTCGATAGCCGGATCTTCACCGATGCGGATCTGGGCGGCGCCAATATCAACAGCCGCTGGACCGGCGATACCTCCGGCTGGTGGGCCTCCGGCATCGGCGCCTTCAAGAAGACCTGAGTTGCCGATGATGGCCGCGAGTCTCCGGTGCGTTCGTCTTCGCCGACGCCGCCGGGGTGTCCGCCGCAGTCGTCATCGGCATTGTCGACCCCTCAATCCCTGATGGCTGCTCGCTGTTGCTGGTGCAATGCACCCCTGACCCGCTGGGTCGCCCAGCCGGGCATCACCGAACGACCGTTCGTCTGCCCGTCGCTGCCGTGTCAAGAGCGCATCTACAAATTCAGCGTCGTCCTCAAGCAGAAAGGGAAACCGCCGAGACCGCTGTGGATTCCGCTCCCGAAGCAAGTCGTCTGGACCGAAGCCGCCTTGAACAAACGTGTGACCCGTCTGCTGGTGGGCGGAGCTGCCGGACCGGGCAAATCGAAGTGGCTCCGCGAAATGCTCTATCGCTTCGCGCAACTCATCCCCGGCTTTCACGGACTCCTCCTGCGGCGCACGTTTCCCGATTTGTCGCAGTCACACATCCGGTTCATCCCCGGCGAAGTCGCGCTCAGAGGTGGCACCTGGAAGATCGCCGACCGTGTCATCGAATTTCCGCACAAGGACCAACCGACATCGCTGATTCGCTGCGGGCACCTCGAAGATCACTCGGCCATGAGCGACTACTTGTCGGCGGAGTATGACGTCATCGCGCCGGACGAAATGGTCACGTTCGACTGCGAGTCGATGATCGAGCTCTTTACGCGCGCACGCTCGAGTAACCCGCACCTGGCGAAGATGAGAGGCGGCTACCAGTACCAGGATTTCAACGAAGACGGCATCTTGGAGTCGATGACCACCGACGGCTCCCTCGTCATCGCCTCCAGCAATCCCGGTGGCAAAGGTGCGCGCTGGGTGAAGGAATTTTTCGTTGACAAGAACCCGGACCCCGACACCTATCCCAATTACCGGCCGGAGTTCTGGCACTTTGAAGGCGCACGCCTGCGCGACAATCCCTACCTCGCGAGAGGGTACGTCGCCACCCTGCGGGACTTGCCCGAAACCCGCCGCCGGCAACTGATGGACGGGGATTGGGATGCGTTCTCCGGCGCGTTCTTCAATTTCCGTCAGTCGATGCATGTGGCTGATTTAGGATTGACCGCATGAGGGTCCGGGACCTCACCGTGAAAATGTCGCTCGACTGGGGCAGCAGCAATCCCGGATGCGTGTTGTGGTCAGTGGCATTGCCAGATAATCACGCGCACGTCTTTGACGAACTAAAATTCCAGCACATGGCCGTGCGGGAAGTGGCAGAAGCTATCAGAGAGAGAACCCTGTCGGAATGGAAGGTCACACGGATGCCGCCCATTTTCTGCGACCCGGCACTCCGCATCAAAACAGGGCAGATAGGAGAGGATTTTTGTCAGACCTTCCAACGCTATAAAGTCGCGTTGACTCCTGTGTCCAACAATCGGCAATTGGGCTGGCAGCGGGTCCATGAAGCCTTGGCGCTCGATCCGGCCACTCGGACACCGTGGCTCACGATCCATCCGAGATGCCGATATCTGATTAGGACGCTGCCCATGATGCTCCAGGACGAGAACGACCCAGAGGACCTGGACACCGATTCTGACGACCACGCCCTCGACGCACTGCGCTACGGTCTCATGGGCGGCTTGCGTCACAATAGCAAATCACTCGTCCTGAAGCCCGACCCACCCGGCTCCTGGGGCGCCCTCAAGCGACACCTCCGTAGGACCGCAGCATGATTGGCGATTACCTCCCCGACCAGATGTCCCTCGCGCCTCCGCCCACCGAGGAACCCGAAGGCCCCCGCCTCGCCATTCCGTTGAGTGAGGAGAAACGCGCCCTCTTCCAGAAAGAAATCGCACGCGCCCGCCAACTCCGTGAAGACAAACTCACCGAATGGGGGACAGAAGACAACCTCAAACGGTACGCGCCCGCCGAGAAGAACGACCCCACCGTCAATGTCGGTGTCGACTTCCGTGATGTCGAACGCAAAGGCGCCGCCTTGTTCTACGACGTCCCGACCGTGAACGTCCAACCCGGCCCCGATGGCAACCCGCAAGCCGCGGTGCTGCATCAAGAGTTGCTGAACGGCCTGCTCTCCGCGCAGAAGATGAACGCCAAAGCCACCGCGCTCAAAGCCATCAAGGATTGTTTGGTCGCCATCCAACCCGCCTTCACCAAGATCGGCTACCTCCCCGTCACCGTCGACATGCCGCAAGTCAACCCCATGACGGGCCAGCCCGAGATGGTCCCAGTGGTGGTGCATGACGAAGTCTTCTGGAGCAGAATTTCAGGAAAGGCCGGCTTACTCCCCGTCGACTTCAAAGACACCGACTATGACAGGGCGCAATGGATTGGTTATGACTGGAAAAAACCCGTCTCCCAAGTCAAGCGCGACTACGGCTTCCCCGCCGACTGGGAACCGCCCACCGGCGGCACGAGAGAAGTCACCTTCAATGAAGGCAAAGACCCCGCAGGCTCGTCAGACCCGCAATGCACTGGGACCGAGTTGTGGTATCGGGCCTGCCTGTTTGATGAGACCGTCTCGCATCCCGAATTACTACGGGTGCTGGTGCTGCTTGACGGCTACGATACCCCCGTCAAACACGAAAACGCGCCCTGGCAAACCCTCGACCCGACCGGTCGCCTCACCCCCGACTCGATCCAGGGCTACCCGATCCATCCGCTCACGCTGAGAGACTTTCCCGACTCCGCCTGGGTCCCCGCCGATGCCTCACAAACGGGACCTCTGACTCACGAGATCAATACCTACTTAACTCAAGCGAAAGCAAAAAGAG